TAGGGTTATCAAACTCATTAAAAATATGCGCGTAATTAACCGGCATATTATCAATGTTTAAAATCTTCGTTACTTTATCAAAATCCGAGTACTTCGCTTTTGCAGCATCTATTCTGTCATATAACTTCTTTGCTGCTAGCTGATTAGATTGCATTATATTGCTATATTCGAGCTCTTTTTTAACTTCTTCTCGTGCTATCTGTTTATAAGCATCTACATCAAAAGAAGGTTTCTGCTCTCCTAATAGCTTAGTTCTCATCTCAGCTGTGATTCGTTCACGTTCAGCGAGTTTTTCCCTGCCTACAATTTCGTTCACTTTAGACTGCGGTATAAGCTTCTCTCTTGGAGCTTCTTGTACCGGTGCTGGTTCAGGTATTGTTACAGGACTTGTTACAGTCGATGCATCAGAACTTGGAGCAGCTACATTAGAATTAGAATCTTGAGAAATTGGTGAAACTTCATCTACCATAATTCAACCCTCGGCTATTGACCCCGCCACGGTGGATTTCCTCTAGTAACGTTAGAGTTTGCGGCTATTTACCCTTAGCACAGGTGGATTTTAACACCCTCGATATCGTTCAAGTAACGGTTGATAAACCAACTATCAACTAATTAGCACAATTATTGTAGTAAATGTCTTACATGTCAACTTATTAAAGAAGAATTAGTTTAAGATCAAACACTGAGCGTCCAAAGAGTGCACGAAGGACGCCCAATATTGTGATTGTACAGGTATTAGTCCGTCTCTAAATTATCTTTAGGCTGTTGTTTCAATACTGTATCAATTACTTTGTGATGCAATGTGGCATGATCAATCTGCACCTTATGCGCATGTTGTGCCTTGGCTATATCGTGACTATGTTTCATATCAATAGCTTTCATAGCCATGTCTGCGTTTGCACGAATTTGCTCGGTGTGATGCTTATCTAATTCTACTAGCCCCTCTTCATGCGCTTGCTTGGCCTTGAGTTGTAATCCCATACGTTCGTTTACTATTTCCTCAGTCTTTAGCTGAGCATTTACAGCACCTAGATGAGCCTGTATTTGATCTTTCTGTCCTTCCCTTTGTATATTCATGCGCTCATTCTGAGCCTTTATCATAATAGGATTATTCATCATCTCTTGCTGCTTTTGCTGCGCCTCTTGCTGCATCTGTTGTTGCTTCTGGACAGCAAACTGTTTAGCTTCATCATAGAAAGTATCGTCAGCACTAAAGTCCATAAGTTTAATGATCTTAGGCAACATACTGCTACTGTTAACCCATTCTTGGAAGATAGGCATAGCCTGAGCCATTGCAGTAATTTGCTGCAACATCTTGGATTTCTGAATAGCAAAGTTAGGACCTGCTTCTACCTTAACATTTAGACTTCCTGGACCAAAACCGTCTTTAAGATTAATACCATTGTTACCATTAACAGGATATTGTTGGCTCTTACCTTCTCCGTCTCTACCAGTTAATACTCTTTCCTCAACCATATATTTAGGAATCATGTCCACATACATCTGCATGGCTTGAGTAAAGCTAATCATATAGTTATTAATTAAAGGCATTGCTGTAGGATTAGATTGCGTTGCACCTTCAACAATAGCCACACCGGATAACTGATTATTGTTTATGCCTAATGAAGCATCAAATGAACCTAGAATGTTCTGCACTAATGAGAATCCAAACTGTAACGTTTGCAGAAACTCTGGTGGCATTGGCTGTCTCATTACTTCCCTAGGTGGTGGTAGTGGTACAGTTCCTGGTGACACGCCTTCTTTATCTAAGAAAGCGTTATGAACAATTACGTTTGGAGTTTGGTAATCGGTATAAGCTTCAAGATATTCTGGCGGTATAGCTTCCTTTGCCACTATTAACTTATGCTGCATTGTGTTTTCCATTTCGTTCCCAATAGATTGCATTGCGACGTTAATTAGCTGCTGAGCACCTATTGCATTCCAGAAATAAGAACGTGTTATTTGTTTAACTGCTTGGTCGTCCCCTTCCCTAATCATTACTGAGTTACCATCAAAGAATATCAGCGGTAATCCTGGATAGTCTGTCTCTTCAGGCTGCGAAATAAACTGATTGTCTATAAATTGATACCTAGTAACGGTTACTTGCTGTGTATATCTTTCATCTACTATCTGCGGTTCTTGTTCTAGCACATCCAGTTCATGCCATTTCTCAAGCAACATCTTGTATTGCTCCATTGTTAAAACTTGTCTAATTCCGTTTTGTTGAACAAATGGTGTAGGTGCTATACGTACTATCTTAACTCTCTTACTTTTCTTTTCGTATAAGTCACATACGAGTAATATTTTCTCTTTGTCGTTCTGATATGACCAGTTATAACCTGATGTGCCCTTTCTTGTGAAATCAACGCCACCTAACTCAATGTCAGGGTATTTCTCTTCAAACTCTTCCTTAATCATCGGGAATATTTCAAAACATATCTTCCCGTCGCCCTTGTGTGGCTCTTTAGCCATCACATCAAAACCGCATAAATCTGGTATCACTCTTGCAGCTTTAATCTCTTGTTTGAACGACATTTCATTTTCGTAGTCTGTAGTAATCTTCATTACACCAAAACCACCAGCTCCCATGTCGTTGTATATTTCTCCTGCATCTCCATCACGTCTTAGCTCAAACTCTATGTGCCTTAGGTGGTCTTCAATGACGTCTGCAATCTGAGGATTTACCGGATTGTTATAATCAGGATTTACATAAATGGATGGTTCTTGCTTGCTAAACTCCCCTCTTTGCCTGCTCCAAAAAGCTTCTAAAATGTTACATTCAATATTAGGTTGCCCTGTCTCATTATTAGTAGCTGACATGTCACCGCTAATAGTTGATTTAAATAGAAATTTCTTATCTCTGTTGTATGATTTATAGTTGTGATCAAAATACTTCTTCCATCTATCCACTTTCTTTTTATACTTTTCCAGTAACTCGGTATCTTTCAGATTTATCTTTGCCATTGCATTTGCCTCCGATTTTTATCTCTGCCATAGCACTTTTCTCCTACTTTCTCTAATTCTTGATTGACTTTGTAGGATTTTTGCTACAATTGTATTAGTTTCTTCCGTTTTTCCTCGGTTGGCAAACATTCCTATGACTATTTTGTCTATAAGCCCTATTTGGATGGCATCATTTAAATTATCGGCCAGGTCATCAAATCTGTGGGTATCGTTTAGAGTAATCTTAGAACAATGTTCAACACACATTGGCACATGTTTCCCGTATCTAGGAAATGAGATTAAATTCTTTGCTACATAAGGTTGTGATTGTAGAAATCTAATAGCTTTGCTATTTGCCCTACCATTTATCATTCCAGGACGTTCTATCTCATGAACATTTAAACCTTGAATCTTTTTTAAAACACCTATTAACGTTACACCTGTGCTCTTCTTTTCTATTGCAACAATTGAGGGTTTAACTTGATGCCTCATGCATTGTGAGTAAAATGCCAACACTTCAGTTTCTAAGTCTTTAGCTTCTATCCAAACTTGCATTGCATCTATCCAATGTAATGCGTAAACATCAGTCTCAATATAGTTCTGTACTACTTTATACAATCCCCAGAAGCTCATAGCTGTAGCATCGTTTAAAGTAGAGGCAGTTTCTGCGCTATCAATCGTAATAAAGGTAGCTAATATCTTTGGCTCTTCCTCTGTCATAAAGAACCAGTCTTTCTTGAACACTCCACCACCTGCAGGCTGTGGGTTCTGTTGCATCTGAGCTGCAAACACATAAGGATTATCTGCCTTCATCTGCAATAACTGCTCCCGTGTGTGCATCTCAGGATATAAAGCGTTCTCATGCATGTCTAAGGCTGGTAAAACAACAGTTTCCCATTGCTTAGTGTCAATCAACCTAGCTGCCAAATCGTCTTCATGTACTCTCTGGCCAATAAATATAATAGGCGTGTTCTCACCATCATTTAAACGAGTCTTCATGGTGTTGTGATACCATTCGATAACACCACCTCTAATGGTGTCTGATAAAGCCTCGTCAGGCTTATGGATGTCGTCAATTATCACACTTCCGCCAAATCTGTTAACTCCCTTAATACCTGCTCCATAGCCTGTGATAGTTCCTCCAGCACCGCAAGCAACTATGTTTCCTCCTTTACTAGTCTTGAAATCGTCTTTAGCTAGTGAGTCTTGATTAAGTTGCACACCGAATAGGTTTCTATAAGCAGGTAAGTTTAATATATCCCTTACATTTTGAGTTTGTTTAGTAGCTAAGTCTTTAGAGTAAGATACATATAGAAAGTTACAGTCTTGATATCTAGCTAAAGCCCATGCAACAAAATGGATTAGCAAAGTTGTTTTACCGTATCTAGGAGGAACATTGATAATTAATCGTTTAGTTCTACCTTCGAACACATCAACTAACTTACGGCATATTGTAATAAAATGAGATTCCCTGCATGTAGGGTGAGAGATTGCAAACTCTCTTCCTGTCATTACCTTAAAATATATCTTAATGAAATGTAATAATGACGCTAAACACTTAGCTTTGAGGTTTATTATATCAGAATTGATTTCTTGGGATTCTGCCTTCATCAAAACCCCGTTTTATATTCTTCAATCTTTTGTTCTATCTCTTTGTCTATAGCAATAGCCTTCTGTACGTCTACATCAATGTTAAGGTTAACGTTCTGATGTTTCTCAGGGCTGTAATGTCCTTGCATCTTGTTTAACTCTGCTGTAGCTGATATTGCTACTCTTGCGCTTTCTACGTCTATGCCTTCGCTATTCTCGTCTATCCCTTTATCTACAACATGCCATAGCTTCTTAACCTTGTTCTCAAACGTTGCTCCTGTCTTTTCTGCTGCACGCTCAAGATGATGTTTTAGATAAGCTTTTACATACGGTCGCTTGAGTATGTAGTTAGCCATTACTGCACTACTATTAGCTGAATTAGTAAAGTGCATAGCTTCTACAGCTTTAGTTCCGTTCATTCCGTTATCTATATAGTTACGTAAGAATTGATCAATATGTGACCGTGTCAGCTTAGAGTTAGAAGATCTAGGCATTGTCTTTTACCTGTGCTTTACGTCTCGCCCAAGCTTCTTTAAGACTAGCGCTTTGCATACTTCTTTTGTTACGATAGCTACTTTATTGCTGCTATCTGCAAGAGCTTCAGCCAATGTCTCTGTGTCATCATTAGCTTTAAATCCTGTAATCTCTTCCGGCTCTATATATCTATCATCAACATGACCAATCCCAAAGCAACAAGGACATTCAGCTACTATGCCACCAATGCTAGAGATTTTCTTATAACCGTTACAACGCGGGCAAATTTTCATTCTCACCTTCAGGCTCGTTAGGATTATCTGTAGGAATACGTTCAGGACTCGGTAACTTATCCATTATTTCTTCTTAACTTTCTTCCGCAAGCCTTTAGTCTTAGTAGCTGCGAAGTCATGAAGCTGTCCTTTAGACATCTTCTTCAACCCTGCATTACGTTTATATAGCTTCTTTGGCGCATGTTCTGCAATCGCCATAGCTTTTTGCTGACTCTTTGATTTTGCTGGCATTTCATTTGCTCCCATAATAATTTTTAATTTTTAATTTCTTCGATGGAATAAACATCTTCATAACTTCATTAAATCGTATGTTTTCATCAATAATTTTCTGTCTTGCAATTTCTGCTTGCTTTTTTGTTAAAACA